CTTTGCCATGCCATCGAGGCTGGGGTCCCACTGGGTCATGCTGTCTCCTTAAGTAGATCCCACTGCGCACGGGCGAGACGCACCGACCTGCCCGCACCAACCAACGGCACATCAACAGCGGGCGGCTCGACGGTCGTACGGTCGGCATCAGCGCCGATAATCGCCATCGTCTGATCGTTCGCCGGGTAGGTCACCACCGAGACGTCGAACAGGCGGACCTCGGTGATGTGACGCTCCGCATAATCCGGCGACCACACCTGCTTGGTTACCTGAAACGCGAACGACATTTGATCCATGTCGCCACGATCCATCGCAGACCGCAGGCTCGCCACGATTGGGGACGTCGGGTCCAACGTCGCATCGACCAGCAGGCCCATGTCGTCGGCCTCAAGGGTCATCGTGCCCGACTTTGTGCGGGCCAACGGCACACCCTCATGGTTCACCAGGAACCGGACGTCGTCCTTCTCACGGACCGACTTGTCGAACGCCCCAGCCTTGATCGACTCGTTAAACCCGCCAGCCTCAGGGCCACCGTAAATCGGATAGGGCGTGTCATAGGTGGAGGCGTAGCCGACCACCCGGACGCCGTTGCCGTCAGCGGCCGCACGGAGCTCGACACCGGACCACAAGCGCACCTCGAGCAGGTTCGGACCGGACCGGGCCGACACCTCGGACAGGCCGGCGTCACCAAGCCGGGCCAACACTTCGTCAGGGAGCCGCAACCGGTTGCCCATTGTTCCCACCATTCGTCACGCCGGACGTAGCCGGACCCTTGTACTGGTCGCCGCCATCAGCAGCAGGACCCATGCCGATAAACGCCCGGCCCTCATCCAACGTCAACAGACCAGACCCGTAACCGACCGTCGCCGTGTTGTACAGCGTCGCCACGCTCGTGCGCAGCAACGCCTCAGGATCAAGTTTCACGATCTGCGGGCGGGGCAGCATCGACGTGAACATGGCCTCGAACCAGGCCATCCACGCCCCCACCGTGTTCGTCAACAGCGACAGGTTGCGGCCCTCAACGTTCGCATACGTCATGCTGTCCCCCGACGAACCGCCGATCGCCTCAGGTGGGATACCGAAGAACATGCACACCTGCGCATCGTTCGCTGAGATCGTCTGCAAGAACTGCGACTCCTCAGCGTTGATCGGGATCGTCGACAGATCGAAATTCGTGCCGGTGATCAGCGGTTCCCGGTCACGGGTCACCTGCCGGACACGCTGCTTCAAGATCGAAGCCTGCGCCTCGGTCACGTTCCCGTCCGGGGTCGTGACCTTCCCATGCGCCACCGGCATCCCACCGGCATCGAAGAAATCGCCACCGAACTTCGTGGCCGACAAACCCAGATTGATCTTCTGCGCTGCGTACCTCAGGACCGACATCCCGACCGGCAGACCAGGCGCCACCCGAGGCGAAGGCATGATCCACAAGTTGCCGCCCGTCTGCCACAGTTCGGCAGGTTTCCCGTCAGCAAACCACCGCCACCGGCCACCATCGTCCCAATACGACACCAGGTCCGGGTGCAACGGCAGCACCTTCCGAGGCCAGCCCGACGCCTCGAACTCGGTCACCAAACCGCAGGCGTAACCACGGAGCATGGCGGACTGCAACGCTTCGGCCCGCCAATGCTGCGCCAACATCTGCGGCTCGGGATGCGGATTAGCGACCACCGTCGCCCGAGCCTCCACGTCACCGATGTACGCCGGCATCTGCCACGCCACCAGACGCACCAGCAGATCCACGCAGGCGTACACGGCGCCGTGCGCCTGCGCCTCGTCATAGCCAACCGTCGAATGCTTCGTCGGTTGCCCCGACCCGTACCAACGGCCAGTCAACAGGTCGAACAGCGGCGTCGGCTGCGCACGCTGCTCCCCTCCACCAGCCAAACGGTCAGCCCACTCACGGACACCCATCAGCCAGCCGCCTTACGAGGCGCAGACCGCACGGCAGCCCAACCAACCCACAGGACCGACTCGACAAACAGGCCGACCGTCAAAGCGTCACGCCCCAACGACCAGCAGCCGGCAAGCGCGAGACCGCAGCCGACAACCACACACACCCACACCGGGATCACAGGTTCGCCACTTCACGCCACCTAACAATGACTCTCAGCATACGCCACACGGAAGTGCGCACAACGCACATCACCACACCGACAACAACGGATCACCAGCGACCACACCCGACACCAGACCGCCATGCGCCAGAGTCACGGCGACCAGCGGCGAGATATCGACCACCGTCGACCGGCGAGCCCACGACCAGCCGCCATCCTCCGAAGGCTTCTTCACCGCGCCCTCCAACGCCGACCGAAGCTCAGGCTGCCCGCAATGACCGAACTCGCCCTCACGCACCGCCGCCTCCAACTGGGCGCACGCCTGCTTCGCCTCCGCAGGCTTCATGGTCTCCCCCGGCCAATCGGCAGCCTGCGAAGCCGACGCACCACGAGGATCGAGCAGCCACATGCCGCCATGCCGAGCCCGCAGGTCGGACACCACACCGGGCAGCCAGCCGACGCCAGGATGATGCGCCACAACCTCAACCTGCGGCACCCCATCAGCCCGACGCCAAGCCACAGCGATCGCCGCTGACGCCTGCAACGGCGACACGTCAACCGCCCACACCAAGCTGTCGCTGTCGCCGCGGCCCACCTGAGCGGCGCACGCATCCCACAGATGCAGCGGGATAGGCGGATCGGCAGCCTGCGACGTGCGCTGGTTCAGGTCCGTGCGCCGGAACTTCGCCAGACCGCCAGGGGTCAGCAACGCACGCTGGTACGTCGACCGGACCGTGTCCTCCTGGTAGGTGTATCCCAACGCCGGCATGCAACCCCACCACGTGTCAGGGTCGCCCGGGTCCTCATCCTCACCAGCCGAATACTCGATGTAGCAGATGCGGTCCTCTTCGCAGGTGCCGTTATCGACAGCGAGTCGCCCGGCATCAACCCAACGGTGGAACCATTCGGCCTCGCCGGCAGACCCGACCGTCGAAATGATCCACATCTGGGCGCCTGGCAACATCTGCACCGACCCGTCAGGCCGGGTGATGTTTCGATAGCGGGTCTTCATCGCTGGTTCGAGCGCCACCTCGAGGCGGTCGTCGAGCTGGGCCATCGCCTCGTCGATCATCCCCAGGTCAACAACCTCGCCGTGGCCCGCCGACTTCTTCGACGACATGAGGGTCTGCATCGAACCGTTCGTGAACTTCAGATGCTCCGAACCGTTCTGCTTGCGGTAGCCCTCATCGCCCGGGACAACGAACTTCGCCAACGGCGAACCCAAGATCGCCGGGACATGCTCGCCCTTCCATTTGCGAGTGGCGTCCGTCCCCGACTGCATCGTCCATTTCACGTGGATGCCAGGGAACGAGATGGCCCGCTCAACCCACACCGGCAAGGTGAGCGTGGTTTTGCCCTGCTGGCGCATGACGGTCAGCACGACCACCCGGTAGAACAGGTGCCCGGTCGCCGGGTCGATCTCGCACGTCACGTCGGCGGCGTCCTGCTGCCACGGCATCAACGGCGACCCGAGCTCGCGGGCCACCCTGCCGATGCGGGGGCCTCTGGTGTCCCTAGACGGGTTGCGAGGAGTAGCCCACCTCGGCAAACAAAGCCTCGAGCGGGTCGGCGCTAGGAGCGTCATCGGCTGCCTGTTCCGCCAGCACGGCCCGGAATTCCTTGGAGAGCGCCGCCACCTGAGGCGGGTCCGCCGTTACCAGGTTCGTCGCTAGGAGCGTCCTGAGCGCTTCCAGGGCTTGCGCCTTGGTGCCGCTGGCTAGAGGGGTGTGCGAGTCGCTCACGGGTGGTCTCCTGGGGCTGTGACGGGCTTCGGTTCGTGGCTAGGCCGGTGTCCTCCAGCCACCCGCACAACGAACAGCGATAGTGAGACGGGTTGTTTGCAAACAATCCGCCCTTGCTCACCACCGGTTAGCCGCCGAAGCCAAAAACGGGTATCCACCAAGATCGCCGCCCTCGGAGGGCGCTGCCCGGCCGTTTTTCGAGGGGGGGGAGACGGCGAG